GGCGGTGCACCAGAAGCTCCTGTAATGCCATCAGTATCGTCTGTATCATCTCCTGTAGCAGCTCCTGTTCCATCAAGTATTAGTTTGTTTGGTAATCCTAATGGTAGTTCTACAACTCAAGATAGTCAAGCATTAGGATCTAATCAGCAATCGTCTATTAGAGCGTATGTTGTTGAGCAAGATATTACAGAAACACAAAATACTTTACAACAATACAAAGTAAGAAGTGAGATTGGATAGTTTTAATCTAAAAAGAGGGTGTTTTTTATCTAAGTTGTCTTACATGATAGAAAACATCCTACATAAACCAAATATTAATATATAAACAAGTTATGGAAAACAAAATAGCAACCGCAAAAGAAAGATTATTTGAATGGACTATAGATGACGTATTAGACGGTGTCCGTAGAATTAGTTTAGTAACTGCACCAGCTACACAATCTGATTTTATGTTGTTTAGTCAAGATGAATTGAAGTTCAAAGTGACAAATACAGATAAAAAGGTTATTACAGGTATCGCTATGAGACCAAATATGCATATTCCACGTAGAGATGCTGATGGAGAGTTGTATTATGGGTTCTTTAGTGAGGAAACTGTAACTCGAGCAAGTGAATTGTTCTTCAGAAATGGACAGAATACTAATACAACCAATTTAGAACACGAATTTGATGTAGATGGTATTTATGTTTTTGAAAGTTGGTTAGTTATTGATCCTGAATCTGATAAAAGCAAGAGTTTAGGAATGTCTGATGTACGTAAAGGTGATTGGATAGTTAGTATGAAAGTCGAGAATGACCTTATATGGAATGAATTCTTAAAAACAGGTTTAATAAAGGGATTTAGCGTTGAAGTAAAAGCTACTGAGAATCAAGTAGTACATGCACAAGATGAATTATTTGCGTGTATCGAAGTTATTTTAAACTCAAATGCGTCTGATGAAGATAAATTCAATCAAATCAGTGCAGAAATAAAGTAAATTGTACGTTATAGCATACTTTTTACTACATAAATTTAGATATAATATATAATCTAGTAATCAAACAATTATGGCAAACACAAACGAAACAAACAAGACTCAAATAATGGATAAGGTTAGACAATTATTTAACTTTTCAGATAAAACTGAAGATACGAAAGAAGTAGAAACTAAATTAGAAGATGTCGTAGAAGTTAAAGAAGATGTAATGGCTAAGTTTATTGACGTAACACTTGATGATAAAGTTATCAGAATCGAAAGTGAAGTAATTGAAGCAGGTTTACCTGTCTTTTTAGTAGTTGAAGAAGTAGCAACTTTAGTAGAAGATGATTCTGCTGATGGTACTTACGAATATGAGGGTCAAACCTTTATTGTAGTAAGTGGTATGATTACAGAAGTTATGCCTACTGTAGAACAAGAACAAGAACAAGAAAAAGAAGATATTTCTGAAACAACAGAAGAATTAATTGAATTAGAACAAGATGAAGATGCTGAAACTAAGAGCAAAGAAACTAAGATTTCACAAAAAGAAAAAACAGCAGAAGATGAGAAAGTATTCGATTTTGAATCAGCTTATCTCGATTTAACAGAAAGAATTCAAAAGTTAGAAGCTCAAGCGTCAGAATCTAGTAAAGTTCAAGAAAACTTTTCAGGAGAATTAAAGAATTACGTTTCAAACACTCCTCATGATATGGAGTCATTAACTAAATTTAAAACAGAAACAACATTTACGAAAGGATCTTCATCAAGTTTAGAAGACATTCGTAATATTAGAAACCAAAAAACTAAATAAATATTATTATGGGATTAAATGTAAGTGCATTAACTAAATATACTGATCAGACTTCAGGAATGTTGATCAAAGAAGCAGTATTGAAAGGACGTACAGTAGCTACCGTAACTGTTCAAGGTGGCGTAAAACATAAAGAAACAATTAATACATTATCTACAGCTTTAGTAGCTCAAGCAGGTGCTTGTGGTTGGAATGCAGCAGGTACAACTATTTTAGATCAACGTACTCTTCATGTACACCCAGTTAAAATTAACGAAGCAATTTGTTTGACTGAATTGGAAGATTATTACACATCAGCGATGATGAATCCTGGGAGTTATGCAGAAGATATTCCGTTTGAGCAAGTATTTGCTGAAAACAAACGTGATAAAGTTCAAGCTTTAGTAGAAGACTTGATCTGGAAAGGTGATATCGCTAATGGTTCTGGTAATATGGCTTTTGCTGATGGTTTTGTATTATTGTTGGATACAGATATGGATGCTGCTTATGAAGGTTCTTATACAATTTCTACTTTCGGTGATGATGTTATTGACACTGTTGATGAAATGATTGGTAAATTGAATGAGAATGTTATTGATGCAGAAGATTTGACTTTGTTTATGTCTTATGCAAATTACCGTACTTATGCAAAAGCGTTGAGAGATGCTAATTTGTTTGCATATAGCGGAGCAGAAAGTCAAGTAGAAGCTTTCTCTCAGATGCACCCGGGAACTAACGTTAAAGTAATGGGCGTTAAAGGTTTGAATGGTATTAACCGTATGGTCTTATCTCCAGCATCTAACTTGGTAGTTGGTACAGATTTATTGAATGATGCAGAAGACTTTAAAATCTTTTATTCTGAAGATAATGATGAAGTTCGTTTCTTAGCTAAATTCAAAGTAGGAGTACAAACACAATTTATTGATTACGTAGTTTATTACACAGGATCGTAATCTTAAAGTTTTAATAGAATAATTTAAAGAATTTAAAAGCTCTGTTATCGTATGGTGCAGAGCTTTTTTTATAAAAAGAAAAAGAAAATCTAAATATAATATATATGGCTTGTTTAATAGACACAGGATACGTCTTAGGTTGTAGAGATAATATTGGTGGTGTTAAGAAAGTTTTTATTGGAAACTTCTCAGCAGCAGCAACTTATACAATTGTAGATGAAGATATCACAGGAACAGATAGTACGGTTTCTTATAATACATTTGAGCAGGAAATGGAAGCTGCAACATTTAATCAAACAGGTACTTTTTCAACAGAAAATGGTACTGTATTTTTCACACAAGATGTTGGGTTAATTTTCCACAAAAATGATACAACGTTACGTAATACTTTAGTAATTTTAGCTCAGGCTAATTTAAGTATTATCGTACAAGATCAAAGAGATCAATATTGGTTGTTAGGTATGGCAAATGGTGCTAGAGCTACAGCAGGTGCGATGAATACAGGTAAAGCATTCGGAGATATGAATGGTGTAACAATTACTTTACAAGGAAAAGAACCTGTTCCAGCACACAGAATTGATGATATTTCAATCTTTACAATTGTAGCAAACTAAGTTTTGCAATATAAAAGATACACACAAAACCTCTAAATATATTCATTTATGTTTAGGGGTTTTTTTATACCTAAAAATATGATATTAATAGACAAAACACAAGTAGATCCTTTTGCTAATAAAGTATTTACTTTGCGACCTACATTAATAGATCCTAAATTTCTTATAGAATTAGAAAATAAGATAACAAATGTAATTACAATATCTCCTTTGACTGATTCTTCAACTGTAAACTATATTCAAGTGTTTAATTTTGATTTAGTAGGTATAGAAACTCTCGAAAATGGGAATTATAACTACAAATTATATGAAGGTACGTCAATTACTGGTATAGATTCTGATTCTAAACTTTTAGAAATAGGTTTGATGCAAATATTAGGATCAGGTAACTGTATAACAGCAGATATAGCGTATAATGATGATAACGACTCAGATGACGTTATGTACTACGCATGTACTAACTAAAACAAACACAAAACAATAAAATCAATATATAGTAATATGGCAGCATTAAAAGTATTAAATTTCGGAAACAGAAAAGAACAAGATAGACCTGTATTTACTACTTCTAAGAATGGTAGATGGATAGATTACGGGAAGGATAATAACTATCCTGCTTATCTTTTAGACGTATTCCACAACAAGAGTAATAAGCATAAAGCTATTATATCTAAAAAAGTGGATATGACTACAGGAAATGGTATAGTTGCTCCTATAACTACTGCTTTACAAGAGTTTTCTAAAAACAAATGGAATAATTCGGATTTAGAGCAAATAGCTATCAGACTTAATTATGACTTAGAGATCATGAACGGATTTTCTTTGTTTGTAAAGTGGAGTATTGATGGACAAAAGGTAGTTGAAGTTGAGTGGTTACCGTTTCACAAATGTAGATTGAGTGAATGTGAACAATATATCCTTGTTTCTAAGGATTGGAGTAATACAAGAAAGAATGATAACAAACCAGTAACATATAAGAGGTTTGATGCAAGACAAACGAGTGAATTTAAGACACAAATCTTCTATCATGTTGAATTGAGTAATGGAATTGACTATTATCCTTTACCTTATTACAGTTCTACGTTGAATTGGATTGAATTAGACTTTGAAATCTCTAATTTTCACTTATGTGGTGTAAGAAATGGATTTAGTCCGTCATTTATGTTGAATATAGCAACAGGTATTCCAACAGATGAGGATATGGATTTAGCTTATAGACAATTAGAACGTAAATTTGCAGGTACATCAAATGCTAATAAATTATTAGTTACTTATAGCGAAGGAAAAGAGCAAGAACCAAGCTTAGTACCTATACAAATGAATGATAGTGATGAGCGTTTTATATTAATTCATAAAGAAATGATGACTGAGATATTTATTGGTCATTCAGTTACATCACCGATGTTGTTTGGTATTCGTGAAGCAGGTTCATTAGGAGGTAAATCAGAACTTTTAGAAGCATTAGCTATATTTCAATCAACTTATATTAATGGAAAGCAATCTATTATAGAAAAAGAGTTGAATAAGATAGCAGCATTCGCAGGAGTAACTGAGAAAATCGTATTTGCAGATTATGAAATTGATTTTACTGCAATTACTGATACATCAGATGAAACAACAATTTAAATAAATAAATTATGGGATTGATATTATTGACAAATGCTAATGCAGTAAAAAGAAATTCAGCAATACAAGATAACGTAGATGATAAGTTAATTGGACCTTATATTCAAAAGGCTCAATTTACACATATTCATCAGATATTAGGTACAGACTTATACGAACGCATATTAAGCGATATAAAGGACGATAACTTAACTGTTGTCTATAAAGCTCTTTTAGATAAGTTTGTTGTACCTTGCCTTATAGAATGGACTGTGTATGAGGTTATGCCTTTCATATCACTCAAACTTGATAATAAGTCTATAACAAAAGGTAATAGTGAATTTAGTGATGCAGCTGATTTAAACGATTTAAAGTACCTTAGACAGACTGTAAGAGATTTAGCTAACTTCTATAATCAAAGGCTTATAGACTTCTTAAAAGCTAATACAAACATATTTCCTGAATACTTAGGGAACAGTACAATAGATAAATTAAAACCCACTAATAATAGAAACTTATTCGGTGGAATCTATACAGGAGATGGTAGATCAAGCAAATGTGATTTTGGTGTAAATTTACCTAAATAAAGTAACGGACTTAGGAACAAATATGACAACCTAAGCGTAAATATAAATATATGACAACAAATCAAATAGATTATTTAAAAAGTATTGGAGCAGCAGACAATTGTATTCAATTAGGTGTAAATAATGCAGGAGGTGAAGGATATGGTGTAGCTAATTTTGCAATTAATGCAGCTAATTCTTATGATATAACTTTATTTATTGATGTTCAAGCAGTTGGAGGTGGTGCTAAGATTTTCCTTGATGCAAGAGAATCAGGTGGAACAGGAATAGTAGTTTGGATAAATAATGGTAACTTAGAATTCTTACATAATAGCACTATTATTATTGTAAGTAGTGAGAATGATGCAGTAGGTCCACACAAGTATCGTTTTATATGGGATGGTACAGATACTGAAACATTTAAAAATGACATCTTATTAAGTACAACAACTGTTACAGGTGTAATATCTTCGAGTGAAAACTTTAAAGTAGGTACTCGAAGTTTTAGTACCCAATTGAGTTTTGCTGTTGGTAGAGTATTTGGTTTGGACTTTACATTAGATGGAGTGCAGAATGTATTACCATTAGCTGAAGGTAAAAATTCAACATCTTATTCTAAAAACGATCAATCTAAACAAATTAATTGGTTTGCTGGTTATGAATGGAAGGAACAAAACGAATATTTCCCTAATTTTATAGATGGATATACTTTAGGTGTAAATAGTATTGCACATTCAGAGAATTTAGATGATAGCTTTTGGATAAAACACAACTGTACAATAACTGCAAATGATACAATTGCTCCAGATGGAACAACAACAGCCGATTTATTTTTACCTACAGGAAATTTAGCAAACTTAGCAACTAATATTGATGTACCAACAGAAGAAACTGTATATACATTAAGTATGTATGTTAAGAATAAGGATTGGACAGGAACAACACAAGAATTTTATGTATCAGATGCTGCATCAAATACAACTTATTTATCAGAAGCATATTCTCTTACAAATGAGTGGACAAGAGTACAAGCAAGTTTTACAAAACCATCAGGTGAAACTACTCTAAGAGTTAGAGCTGCAAGAATTATAGCTAGAGATGGAACAGGTGGTTTTTATGTATGGGGAGTACAATTACAAGAAGGAATTGCTTCAGATTATCAAAAAACAGATGGACAACCAGTAGATGGAGTTAAATTACCTTATTCAATCGCAGGTTATGACTTATCATTCGATACAGGAGTCAGTTTACCACAATTCTTTAAGAATTTAGGTGTTTCTAGCATAAATGAATCAGCTGGAAATCAATATGCGTTCTATAAAAACATCTCTTATGATGATGGATCAAGAACAACGAGTCAATATCAGTTTTATGCTA